TTTTAGCAAAACCATCCGTGTATACTTTACCAGGTACATGGGAGAAGCAACCTTTAATTGAGCCTGGTCTTGCTATTCCTATATTAATTGCAGTAGTAGTTGTTGGACTACTAGGCTATGGAATTTACATGACATTTGGTAAAGGAAAGGAAGGACTAAGAGATGAGATCGATGAGCATGCTAAGATGCATGAGCTAGGAATAGCACACGGTCACTCACCTAAAAAGAAATGATTTTTTTAATTTCCTTAATGTCCTTTGCTAACTTTGTATTCTATCCTCTAGTGATAGGATGCATCGTTGCATTTATTATTGAGTCTATCTTCAGAGCACAAGACAAAGCACCTCAAGTGCTTAGATCTATGGCAGTTAGGAAATATTTTTGGAGACAAGCATGGTTGTTCAACATCATTTGGTTTGTCGGATACTTCATACTATTAATTGTAAACAGACCAGGGGCACAGCAGATGCCTGATATGATATGGCAGGGTTAGCATCACTATTAATAACAGTACCACACGGATGGCATCCACTCATGGAGCTTGGTCTTATAATTACTATTGGAGTGACGTTCGGATGAACAGTGTATCGTTTAGAATATTGTGTCAAGGAGGAGTGGATCCCCTTGCAAAAATACAAGAACCTTAGTAGAATGAAAGCTAACTTTCTCATGGGTGTATGTAAACTCATGAAGAAGGAAGAGATTTATAATAGACTAAGGATTCATGAAGATAATTAGATTCACGAGTGGTCAGACTTATACTCCTTTCGCAGCTGCGTGGGAGTATTATTTTTGTGAGGATAATCTATCCATATCCTTAGAAGAATTAAAGAAAGAGATACTCGATAGAGAGAAGAGTATAATAGAAGAGCATGAGTTTGAAGATGATTGGGGTACCAAGTTAGGTGCTAACAGTCTCACTGCTAGGTCAAACAAATATAATTTACTTAACTTTGATAGTGCTGCATCATTAAAGACTGCTATCAAGAGGACTCATGATCAATTTGTCACAGAGTTAGGTGCACCTGAGCCACCAGTAATATATGTCCAGTGTTGGGCTAATGTTATGAGGAAGGGTGATCAGATAGCAGTGCACTCACACGGTAAGGATCCCTATGGATACCTGAGTGGTCATGTATGTGTCCAAGTTAATGATACTAATACAAACTATTACAATCCATTTGGAGGTGACCCTTGGTCATCCCCCAATGAGGTGGGTAAGATAACTCTGTTTCCTGGTTGGGTTAGTCATGGTACTGACAAGGTAGTGGACAGTCAAGAAAGGATCACAATAGCATTTGACATATTCACAGAGGATGGGTATCATAATACTATTAAGGATGATATGAAATCCCACTGGATAAAACTATGAATGAGGACTACCGACTAGAAAGGAAACTTAATGAGAGAAAGATATGTTTAGGATGCTTTGCATCTCATGACATAACAATAACACCAGAGGTGTATGAATTTTCTCATAATTTTGTAGAGAGTGGTCAACTTGATAAGTATATTCCTACTAAAGAGGATCCATTACAGGATGAAGTAATGAAATTTAATGGAGACTACTTTAAGATGGCATGTGATGCTGTCATTAAAGCATGGGAAGCAAGATGAATATAATAATAGTAGGAGGTGGGACTGCTGGTTGGATGACTGCTGCTGCACTAGCAAAGGATCCAAACAATGAGATCACTATCTTCAGAGGTAATGAACCTATAGGTGTAGGTGAATCAACCACACCACACATAGATCAGTACCTTAAATACATGGGTATATCTGATGAAGATTTCTTACGTGCTACACGTGGGACATATAAATCTTCTTCTAGGTTTGTAGATTTCTACAAGAAGGGACATGTATTCCACTACCCCAATGGTCAATCTGATCAGGAGATTAATGTACCATTTGATCATTGGATGCAAGCAAAGAGGTACTACCCAGACCAGACTCCATCTTTCGCTGAATTCTTCCAACCCTTTGTTGGAGTGGCCGAAGATGGTAAACTACCACTAAAGGATCCATTACTGGAGCCATATGATTTATCTAAAGACAGATCGTTCCACATCGATGGATCTAAATTCGCTGCCTATCTTCAAGAGAATTTCTGTAGTAATGTTAGAGTGGATGATCGTAAGGTTACATCGGTACGTTACGAAGGAGACAGAATCTCAAGTCTCTTTCTGGAGAGAGGACCGTACGACAACAGGGCACCGCAGACTGATGCAGATTTCTATATCGACTGTACTGGGCAAGCATCTACACTAGGTGGTGCTCAGAGTCAGTGGGTAGAGTATGATACTATCCTACCTGACACTGCTCTCGTAACTAGGAGAGAGTATAGTGATAAAGATAAGGAGATGGTACCATATACTCAAGCAAAGGGTATGAATGCTGGTTGGAAGTGGACTATACCAACGTGGGATTATATTTCAGAGGGATATGTATACTCAAGCAAACATATTACTGAAGAGGAAGCAAGACAGGAGTTTGGTGACGGTAATATAATTAAGTTTAGAAATGGTAGATACGAGGACGCATGGGTTGGTAACTGTGTAAAGATTGGATTGTCATATGGATTCATTGAACCATTAGAATCTACATCACTATTCAATACAGGACATGGCATCCTAATGCTCTGTGACCTACTAGAAGAGGGTCATCCAGGTTCATTTGCTAGAGATAGGTTTAACACCAGTCTCAGGGAGCATATGGATGGGTGGAGAGAGTTTGTGGAAGCACATTACTATTACTCTGCACGTAGAGACACACCATTCTGGGTGGATGTAACATGTAATGTTAAGTATAAACCTGAAGAGGCAGTTAATTATCATTCTATCTCAGGTGATCCAATAGAGACAAGAGATCCTATCTTCTACATCTATGCTGGTTGTGAGAATACCAACGTAAATAAGAGGACGATGGACTATTTTGGTACTGGCATACAGGTAGATGAATACACAGTAGATACATGGTATAGTAAGGTTAAGAAAGTACATCACCTATCCAACTGGATGCCAACGATGTATAAATATCTAAACGAATCTGTATTCAAATGAACATCCTTCCCGAAATCTTTGACAAGCAAGCGAGGTTTAAGCCTTGGTTGTGGGAGACGTATGGTGATACATTTGATGACGAGAAGAATCGTAAGAAGAGAGATGAGAATGAGAAGGAGTTAAAGTATAAGAAAGATCGTATGATGTACGGCAAGAAGAAGGTCGGGCATTCAAAAGATTCTCCAACCTACAAACAGTTTGTTTCTAAAGCAAAGGAGACAGGACTGAAGAGAGGAGAGGTCAAGAGATACGATAAGAATAAAAAGAAATGGGTAAGTAATAAAGACTAATGTTTGCATTAATATACATTGCCATCAGCGTCTACCTCTTTTACAATGCTTTGAGGTTGATGTCTGGTGGTTTTAAAGCAGCTCAGGAGTTAAGCACACCTGTAGTAGAGAAGAGACAGGTAACACGTGCCATCCATCCTGAGATGGTGGACGTAAAGAATGGTGATGAGTTAATGGTTGTTAACTTTCAGCAGGTTCCACATGATCCTATGTTAGAATCATTAAAGAATCGTCTCAGTAATGGTCCTCAGATAGATGACCCTTGGGATGACGATGAAGATGATGGTGATGGTGATGTACCTGCACTATTAAAGACATGACTGAAAGAGAACCTTGGGAATCACCCCTAGATGATGAAGAATGGTCTACCTCACAAGAGTCAGGTGACATTCTATTTGATGACGATCCTGTTATGAAACTAGACTTTCACGACTACAAAGGATGAAACCCTTACATAGACTACCATTAGACGATTGGTTTGATGATGTCCCACACCCTTATGATACTTGGCCCGTGGCAACAAATAAAGATTTAGAAAACCCTCGACCAGAGGAAGAAGCAGCAGACATACATCAGAAGATGTACGAGATTGCAACAGCAAGAAACAACCCATTTCATGTGGGTGGGTCTGAGAATGCTCAGTCCGAGATAGATTACATTAAGAAGCATTCCCCTTGGGAAGGTGGCGGTTCGCAGAACTGGCACAAGTAGCTTGACAAGATACAAAACTTCATATATAGTATTAGTGTCTTGAATTAGAGACATTCATCTTCCCCCTAACCAAGATCATGGGGTTATAATATCTTAATCATACCGCACACAAAAACGTTCTATTAATTAGATGACAACTATTTCAAAAAGAGATAGCGGTTTGCTAGCTAATTGGGGTGAGTTCTGTGAGTGGGTTACAAGTACAAACAACCGCATTTATGTTGGTTGGTTTGGAGTTCTTATGATTCCTTGCTTGTTAGCTGCTGCTACTTGCTTCATAGTTGCATTCATTGCTGCTCCTCCCGTAGATATCGACGGGATTCGTGAACCAGTTGCTGGTTCATTCATGTATGGTAACAACATCATCTCTGGTGCTGTCGTTCCATCCTCTAACGCTATCGGATTACACTTCTATCCCATCTGGGAAGCTGCCACACTAGATGAGTGGTTGTATAACGGAGGTCCATATCAGTTAGTAATCTTCCACTTCCTTATCGGAATCTCTGCTTACATGGGTAGACAGTGGGAGTTATCATATCGTTTAGGTATGAGACCTTGGATCTGCGTTGCATATTCTGCACCAGTATCTGCTGCATTCGCAGTCTTCCTTGTGTATCCTTTCGGTCAAGGATCCTTCTCTGATGGTATGCCTCTAGGTATATCAGGTACATTCAACTTCATGTTTGTATTCCAAGCAGAGCACAACATTCTTATGCACCCCTTCCACATGGCAGGTGTCGCAGGTATGTTTGGAGG